TATATCCCGAGGAATTAATAGGAAATTTAGGGTAAGGGAAGGAAGGTTGGAAGGGGTGGAAAGGACGCAAAAATGAGCAGGTTCGCAGCTAATTGCAAGAAACGCTACCCGCTAGGGGCGGTGGGGGAGGACCACTGGCGAAGCCGGTTGTCCAACCACGAGGCCGAACTGATCATCGCGCTGCGCGCCGAAGGCATGATTTGGCGCGTTATCGCCGAGAAGATGGAGGTGAGCATCGCGACGTGCCGCGCGATCGTCAGCGGCCACAGGCGCGGTGCTGTGACCGGCCGACGTCCGCGCGGGAAGTGGTGGGGCCGTTGAGGTTTACAGTGGAAGGGGCACCGGGGCGCCGCGCTACGAGTCGCTGCTGGCGCACCTGAAGGCGCTGCTGGCCGAGCAGCGCCGCCGAGCCGAGCCGAGCCGAGCCGAGCCGAGCAGCGCGCCGACGGCTAACGCGCGCGCGCGCGCGTGCGAAGCGGCTGCACGTTTCCTCCCCCGTCGCGCGGTACCCTCGCGCGATGGACCCGACACCTACCCTCGACGCCGCGCTCACGCGGCACGCGCCCGGCTTCCTCGGCGCGGTTGCCGCGCTGCTATGGGTTCGCGACACGTGGCCCAGGCGTGTGGTCTACACGCTCGCCGGCATGGCGGCCAGCTACTACGGCGCGCCGCCGGCCGCAGCTTTCGCGCAGTCGCCCGAGGGCCTCGTGGGCTTCTTCATGGGCCTCTTTTCGATGGCGGTGGCCGCCAAGGTGTTCGAGTTGATCGAGGCGGTGAAGCCGAAGGCCATCGTCGCGGCTCTGCTGGCCGCGCTCGTCGTGCGAGGCGCGCGGGGCCAGCGGCGCAAGCCCAGTGTGTTTCTGAGCTACCGCACTAGCGACGGCGCGACGACGGCCACCGCGCTCGCGAGGGACCTTGCCCGCGCGTTCGGCGACGATGCAGTGTTCCTCGACAAGGACGACCTGTACGGGGGGCGCTCCTGGCGCGGTGAAATCGGGAAAGCGTTGCGCGCCCGCCCGGTGCTGCTGGTGCTCATGACGCGCGAGATGTTCGACGAGCAGCGCATCGCGAACGACGACGATCCTGTGCGGCGGGAAATCGAACGCACGATCAAGGCCGGCGGCGACATCCTGCCGGTGGCGTGCGACAGCTTCGATGCGTCGCGCGTTTCCTTCAGAACACTTCGCGAGCCCTTCCCCCTTCTGCGAGACCTGACATGGCGCAAGCTGCGGGACTACGACTGGCAAGGGGATGTCGAGCGAATCGTGCGCGACATCAAGGCGCTGACGGGGGGTTCCGAATGATCAGCTACAGCGTGCTTCTGCTCTCGTTGGGTGTTGCCTGCGTTGTTGCGGTGTTTCGCCGGCAAGTGCACGACACGCTCGCGCAGCGCGTGGGCCTCAGTGTCATCGGGGTCTGGTGCTTCGCGGCCCTGCCACGGGCGCTGCAGCAGGACCCGCAGCCTGCTGCGGTGTGGCTCCTGGCCGGCGTCGCGGTCTACGTGGTCAGCACGACGTACGCTGCAGTGAGGCGAGCGTGAGCAAGGACGAATGGGTTCAACCGTACCTCGAAGCCCTGCGCAGGCTGGGCAAGCGGGCGCCCGCGTGCCGCGCGATCGGCGTCAACGCGGGGGCGGTGGCGGCGCGCGTCAAGATTGACGCCGACTTCGCCGCTGCCGAGCAGGAGGCGATCGACGACTGCGTCGACGACATGGAAGCGGAGATGATCCGCCGGGCGCGCGATGGCATCGAGAAGCCGGTGATCTACCAGGGTGAACTGCAGTACCTCACCGAGCCAATGGTCGACTTGGACGGTGCCGTGATGCGCAGCGCCGCAGGCCACGTGCTGACGCGACTCGTCTACTCGCCCGATGGGAAGCCACGCGTGCTGACGACCAACGAGCGCAGCGATGCGCTGCTCATGTTCGGGCTGAAGGGCTATCGCAAGCGGACGTTCGCGGAGCGCACCGAACTCACGGGCGCCGACGGCAGCCCGCTCGATACCACCAGCGATACCGAGCGCGCGGCGCGCGTGGCGGCGCTGCTCGAACTCGCACGTTCGCGCAAGGACGGAGGCGACATCCTGTGAGCAGGATGGCTGCCGAGGCGCTGCGCCTTGCGCGTCGGGCGACGCGCGGCAAGCAGGTGAACAGTGAAGGCGGTGTCGGGCCTCAAGGCCCCACGGGCCCAGCAGGCCCAGCAGGCCCGGCAGGCCCAGCAGGCCCAGCAGGCCCAGCAGGCCCAGCAGGCCCAGCGGGCAACGACGGAGCGCAGGGTCCAGCAGGCCCAGCAGGCCCAGCGGGCAACGACGGAGCGCAGGGTCCAGCAGGCCCAGCAGGCCCAGCAGGCCCAGCAGGCCCAGCAGGCCCAGCGGGCAACGACGGAGCGCAGGGTCCTCAGGGCATCCAGGGCATTCAGGGACTTCAAGGCCCCGCCGGCTCCCCCGGCCCGTGGGCCAGCGCCCTGCTCGGTGCTTACGGCGCGTGCGACCCGCGCGACCTGCTGGCGGCCGCAACGCGCTCCGGCACTGTGGCGGCGACGCCGACGAACATCGGCACCACGGTGGCGCGCATCGCGTACTTCCGCCCGCCGTCGGACATCACGATCAACAAGATCAGGTTCTACGGCGTCGGCGCGACAACGAACGTCTACCGCGTTGCGGTCTACAACGCGAACACCCTCGCGCGCCTGACGAGCGAACTCGCGTTCACGACCGCGGCGGGCGCGTGGGGCGCTGCTGGCAGCGCGCTGAATCTCGCGCTCACTGCGGGGCAGCTTTACTTCATCGCGGTCGGTGTGAACGCGACGGGCACGACCGCAGGGTTGTTGTGCATGGCACCGACTGTCGCCGCGTCGACGGGGCTGATCGCGGTGTTGCCGAAGTCCTGGCCCGGCTCGCTCGACCTTGATGCAGGCTACATGGACGGCGCGTTCGCGCAATTCGCGGTCACGGCGGGGGCGCTGCCGGCGACGGCAGCCACAATCGCCGCGCAGGCGGCGTGGACCGGGGGCTTCCCTGCCTTCTGGCTCGATTCGAACGCATCATGAAACGACCACCAGACCCGTACGATTACACGCCGGCTCGGCTCGCGAGGCAGTCCCTGGCGGGGCTCCGCCGCTCGGCGGAAGTGTGCCGCACCCGGGCGGAGGACATCGCGGGCATCGTCGCGTGGCCTGCGCTTGCGCGATCGTGGCGTGAGACAGCGACGCGCGTCGAGACTGAACTACACCGCCGGCAATGCGCGCTGCAGAACTCGCCGAACTCGAGCGCTACCTGACAGTACGCGAGCGCGAAGAACTTCGCGCGCTGCTGGCCGAGGACACGGCGCGGGTGTTGTGGCGGGCGCTGCCCGGGCCGCAGGAACTCGCACGGCGCTCGAACGCTGACGTGATCGGTTTCGGCGGCGCGGCCGGCGGGGGCAAGACCGACCTTGCCATCGGCATGACGCTGATGGACCACGAAGAGACGTTGATCATGCGCCGTGAGGCGACGCAGTTGAAAGGGGTGCTGCGGCGCCTCGAATCTCTGCTGGGCGGACGCGATGGATACAACGGGCAGGAGCGGATGTGGCGCGCGGCGGGACCGCGTAAGGTCAGCATCGAATTCGGGTCGTGCCCTAACCTCGGGGACGAGACGAAGCACCAGGGCAACCCGCACGACTTCCTCGTGCTCGACGAAGCAACCAACTTCCTCGAAGCGCAGGTCAACTTCCTGCTGGGGTGGAACCGCACGACACGCGCAGGCGTGCGCAGTCAGGCGCTCATGACGTTCAACCCGCCAACACGCGCGGAAGGACGTTGGGTGCTCGACTTCTTCGGACCTTGGATCAATCCGAAACACCCGCTTTACCCAACACCACCGGGGCGGCTTCGTTTCGTGGTCACGATCCCAGGGGTCAACGACACGTTCACCTATCTGTGGGTCGATGACGCGCGGCCGGGTGTGATCATCGACGGTGCGTTTGTTCGCGAGTTCGATCCCGCGCAGTACGCGCCAGAGGACATCGTGACGCCACAGTCGCGCACGTTCATCCCCTCGCGCATTTCCGACAACCCATACCTCGTCAACACAGGGTACCTGCGGGTGCTGCAAGCCATGCCTGAACCTCTGCGCAGTCAGCTTCTCTACGGTGACTTCCAGGCCGGGCTCACCGACGACCCGTGGCAGGTCATTCCAACAGCGTGGGTCGAGGCCGCGATGGCGCGATGGCACGATGTCTCGCCGAAGGGCGAGATGCTGTCGACCGGGTGTGATGTCGCCCGTGGCGGCAAGGACAAGACCACGATCGCACGCAAGCACCGTGCGCGCGACGGCGGGTTGTGGTTCGACCGCGCGATCGAGGAACCAGGGGAGGCAACGCCGAACGGGCCTAAGGTGGCGGGCCTCGTCATCGCTGCGTCGCGCGACAGTGCGCCGTGCAGCATCGACGTTATCGGTGTTGGGGCGTCGCCCTACGACTTCCTCGTGTCGGCCAACTGGCCGGTGTTTGGCGTCAACGTTGCCGAAGCGGCGACGACCACGGACAGGTCGGGTCGTCTGACGTTCGCGAACCTGCGCTCGCAACTGTGGTGGCAAGCGCGCGAAGCCCTCGACCCGGCGAGCGACGTCGGTGTTGCGCTGCCGCCTGATCCGCAGCTACTGCAGGAACTGTGCGCACCGTTGTTCGACCTGCACGGCAGTGCTATTTACGTCGAGAGCCGCGAGGAGATCATCAAGCGCATCGGGCGCAGCCCCGACAAGGCGACAGCGTACATCCTGGCGCTGCGCGACGTACCGAAGCGGCACTTGCTGCGTGAGCGGTCTGCACGTATCAACCCCGCACTCGGGTACAACCCGCAGGATCACATCTGACTTGGAAAGCCGGACCCCTGTGTGCATTGGCGCGTCAATGAAACCGAGCGTAGTGGCGTCGCAGCCCGGGAGCATTGCGTCGGCGCTCGCGCCCAGCGCGGTGCAGCCTGCTGCAGATCGTGCGTCCCTCGTGGGGCGCAAAACGATCGGGCCGAGCGAGGACCGCCGTACGACACCGGAAGGCGCGGCCGGGGGCGCAGGGCGTGTGCGCACGCCGCGCACGCCGCCGCGCACGTTCCTCGCATGAAAGGACGGACCATGTGCTTTTTCGACACTCCCAGCATGCCGAAGCAGAAGGAACCGCAGACGCTGAAGCGGCCCGATTCGATGTCGGAATTTCGCCGCCGGCCGAACCAGTCCAGCGGCGCGATGGTGGGGGGCACGTGGCTGACCGGCGTCGGCGGCGTGCCGACGGCAGCGGTCAACACGGGCAGCACGACGCTGCTCGGGGGGTAGCACGGTGGCCGACGCGCCGTTCACGTCGCCGGAGAATTCGGTGCAGCGTGCGCTGCGCCGCGATAAGGCCCTGTGGGATGAACTCGCCACGTGGCTACCGCATTGGCGTGAACTGAGTCAGTACCAACAGCCGCGCATCGGCCGGTACCTCGTCGAAGACAACAACAACGGGCACAAGCGCAACAACTCGATTCTCGACAACACTGCGCTATTCGCGCACCGCACGCTGGCCTCAGGGCTCATGTCGGGTATGTCGTCGCCCGCGCGTCCGTGGTTTGCGCTCACGCTGCGCGACAAGAAACTTGCCGCGCGCCGTGCGGTGAAAGAATGGCTCTTTACCTGCGCGGAAATCCTCCGCGCCATCTTCGCGTCGAGCAACACCTACCGTGCGCTCCACGCGCTCTACGGCGAACTCGGACTGATCGGCACAGGCGTTTCTATCGTCGCGCCCGACTTCGCGAACGTCATTCACCACTTCCCTGTTACGGCGGGGGCGTACGCGCTTGGCACTGACTTCAAAGGGCAGGTCAACACGCTGACCCGGCGGTTCAAGCTGAAGACTGCGCAGATGGTGCAGGAGTTCGGGTACGCCGCCTGCAGCGAGCCGGTGAAAGGCGCGTGGCGGGAAGGCGCGTTCGACCGCCTGTTCGACGTGCACCACATCATCGAACCACGTGAACTGCGTGATCCAGGCAAGAAGGATGCGCGCAACATGCCGTGGGCGTCGTGCTACTACGAGCCCTCAGCATCGCGGGGCCGCTGGCTTCGCGAGTCTGGCATGCAGCGGTTTCGTGTGCTCGCGCCACGCTGGGAGGTGGTGGGCGAAGACACCTACGGGCGCTCGCCCGGCATGGACTGCCTTGGCGACACCAAGCAACTGCAGCAGGAGCAGTTGCGCAAGAGTCAAGCGATCGACTACCAGTCGAACCCTCCGGTGCAGGTCCCTTCGGCGTACAAGAACCAAGACGAGGGCGCGCTGCTTCCTGGCGGGCGCAGTTACGTCGATCAGACTTCACCCAGCGGGGGTATCCGCACCGCATTCGACGTGCCGCTGGACCTGAGTCATCTGCGCGAAGACATCGAAGATGTTCGCGGGCGGATCAGGGCGGCGTACTACGCGGACCTGTTCCTGATGCTCATGAACGACACGCGCAGCGGGGTGACGGCAACCGAAATCGCCGAGCGGCACGAGGAAAAGTTGCTCATGCTCGGCCCGGTGCTCGAACGGTTGCACAACGAACTCTTCCAGCCGCTGATCGACATCTCGTTCGACGAAGGCGCGGCCGCGCGCATCTTTCCGACACCGCCCGATGAAGTGCGAGGGCAGGAGATTGCGGTCGAGTTCATCTCGACGTTGGCGCAAGCCCAGCGCATGGTGACCGCGGGGGCGCAGGATCGTCTGCTCACGTCGGCGACGAATCTTGCCGCGATGTGGCCTGAAGTGCGCCACAAGATCAAACCGCTGCGCGCAGTCGAGCGGTACGCCGAGATGTTCGGCACCGATCCATCTCTGTTGGCCGACGACGACGAGGTCGAAGCCGCGGTGGCCGAAGATGCGCGGCAGCAGAAACTGCAGCAGGCTGCCGCCGCGATGCCGGCGGTCAAGGACGCGACGACAGCGGCGCAGGCGCTCGGAAACACCGACGGGGCGAACGTGCGCGACATCATGAACCAGTTCACCGGCTACAACTCGCCGAGCGCGCAGTCCCTGCCGGTCTAACGGAGCGCATCATGGCAATCCCCGCCAACGCAACCACCGGCGATGTCGACTGGCTGTTCGATCCTGTTTCGGGCGCGCCAGTGGGCATTCGGCGCGCGGCCGACGGCAAAGAGTGGGAGAACGCCACCGGCAACACCGACCAAGTGGCCCGCGACGCGGCGGCGGCTGCGCAGGCCGACGCCGACGCGGCGCAGGTCGACGCTGACGCGGCGCAGGTCGACGCCGATGCCGCGGCTGCCGCTGCCGCTGCCGCGGCTGCCGCTGCCGCTGCCGCACAGGCGTCGGCAACCGCCGCGCTCGCGCGGGCGAACCACACCGGCACGCAGGCGCCCAGTACGATTTCCGGCACCCCGTGGCGCATCACGTACCAAGGGTCGGGGGGCGTGGCGATCGAACTCGGCCTCGGCAGTTCAGGGCAGGTGCTCACGGCCAACGGGGTAGCTGCCGCGCCTTCGTGGCAGGCGCCGTCCGGGGGCGCTGCGTGGACGTACCTCGCGCCGGTGGCGACGACGGCCGCCGCTGCGGCGGCGTACCCGACGGCCCCCCTCGGGTCGCGCGTGCAGATCGGCGCGTCGGCGGCGGCGTACATCATGCACGAGTTGACCGCCACGCCCGCGACCAACGCAGGCAACTGGACGCCGTTGATGGGCGTTCTGACCGACGGCACGGCGCGCAACGTGACGATGCTGCCGTCGGCGGGGTATGACAAGCTCTTCTTGTTCGTGCCACCTGGCAACGAGGTTACCGTCACCCTCGACGGCGTGGCGGTGGTCTACTTCGCGTCGCCGTCGGTGCAGGTCATCTCGCTGTACCACAAGCCGGGCGAGGCCCCGCCGACATCCCTGAACATCCAGCGCACCACAGGCACCGACGCCACCGGCTGGTGGTCGTTGCGCTAACGGAGAACACCATGGGCATGGCGTCGTACCAAGAAGTCGAAAGTTACGCGGTTTTGCGCGCGAAGTATCGCCCCTATCAGGCGGCGATCCAGACGTTGCCTGCGGGCACGCGCTTCTACTGTGTGGCCGAAGCGCAGGAGGTCTTCCTCTCGGCGAGCAAGCTGTCGTGGGTGCCGGCGCCCAGCAGGATAGACACCGGGTCGTTGTGGACCGGTACACAGTACGCCTACTACCCCGCCCGGCACACCGCTATCAGCAACAGCAACGGCGCGGCGCGACTCGCGGCCCGGGCGTGCTTGTACCGCGGCGCGGATGGGCTGCCGCGGACGGTCAACGAAATCACGGTGTTCTTGACCACCCCGGTGGCAGCAGCGAGCACCGGGGTCAACGACGCTTTCGACCTGCGCATCTACGAGTGCGACATCCTCGGGCAGCCGATCGTGAACCAAGCCCCGTTGTTCGTCTGGTCGTGGAACGCGGCCGGTTCGGGGGGCGCGGGCGTCGGCACGCTGACGGGCGGCGCGGCTGTGTGGAAGGCAGTTCTGGCGCTCCCTGGCGGCGCGGTGGAACTTCCGTTTGCGTGCTTCGGGCAGCTTGTCCACAACTACGACACGCAGGCTCCGAACATCTCGACGTTGAGCGCAGCCGGTGGCGTGCACGACGGCACCCCGCTGGACATCACGCCAGGGACGACGACAGGGGTCAACCCGAACCTCAAGACCGTGTATTCGTGGAACGATGCTTCGTGGGTGCAGGGGCAGGCTCCGGTGTGGCCTGCTGGCACCGCGCTGGTCAGCGCCGGCACGCCCACCCCGATCGTCGTCTTCGGGGTGACGGCATGAGCGGGAACTGGGGTGCACTGTGGCGCAACGAGGCGCGCCGCGACATGGTGGATTCGTTCGCGGGCAAGTACGAGGGGTACGAGATGACCGTCCTGCCTAAGGACGCGCCGCCGCCCCAGGTGCTGGTCTACGCGCGCGATGCCCTGGCAGCGGGTGATCGGCGGCCGCTGCTGACATTCCGCGACGGCGACGTCGCGGTGAAGATGCCGCCGTCTTCGATCGCGGCCGCCGTCTTCGCACTGGGGTCCTGACGTGCCCGGCCCGGTTGCTTGGGACTTCGCCTACGACGAGAGCAGGGGGCCCTCGGCGTACCCGCTGCGCGCGCCGATCACTGCACCGTTCACGCAGTCGGGCGCCTACCTGATGCATGGCGGCAAGCGGCTGCGCATCATCGGCGGGATGTTGTCAGAGGGCGCGCTGTGCGCCCTGACGAACGCCGAGGTCGACGCCATCGCTCAGGGGGTGATCCAGTCCGGTGTGCGGATGGTCTACGCCCAGGCGTCGGTCGGGCGCGTCTACAACGAGGGCGGCAACACCACCAACTGGGGCCTTGCGCAGCACGCGGCGACGGAGGGCATCACCGACAACACGCTGAACGCCGCGCGGATGGACGCCTTCGCGCGTCTGATCTGGCGCCTTGGCGAGGGCGGCGTGTTCGTGATGATCAACGTGAACTTCTCCGGCTCGACAAGCAATCCGTGCGCCTATCTCGTGCGCCTCGGGATGCCGACGGGGACGTACCTCGGTCACTGCACTTGGATGGTGGCCCCGTCCGCGATGGCTGCGCTGAAGGGCCAACTCGATCACCTGCTTGACTACGTCAGCGCGTACACCGGCCTCACGATCGCGGCCCACAAGAACGTCTCGATCAAGATCAGCAACGAAGACGGCCTGCACGACAGCCTGCTATCGAAGGGCGCGGTGTCGTTCGGCGGCGGGCGGACCTACTCGCCGTTCTTTGACGGCACCAGCACCAACTACCACTGCGATCAGGTGGTGCTTTCGCTGAACGGCAACGGGTACTACAAGACCGAGTTCGACGCCGCGTGGTCGGCGGCCAGCACCTACGTTGCCGCGAACTACGAGGCGTGGTCTGGCACACCGTGGGCCAGCTTCCCGAACTTCCCCGCGCGCGCTGATGTCGATGCGAACAACGGCAACGCAGTGAACAAGCGCAACATCCGACGCACTGTCCGTCGGTTGGAGTCACTTGCGTATCAGGAGCTAGAGAACCACGTCAAGGCGAAGAGCGGCACCCTGTATGTCATGCGCGGGGACGGGACGTACCTCGATCCCTACACGACACTTGCGCCGGAGGGCTACACCGACCCGCCGATGCAGTCGATCCACATCTACATGGGCACTGGGGCAGGCGCCCCGGGGGCCGATCAGGTCAACTACCCACAGCGCGGCGCGATCTTCGCCTATGACTGGACTGCGTGGGACACCAGCACTTGGTACGGGTCTTTCGTCCCGGGCTACCGCATGGGGTGCCGCCGGCCGAACCAACCAGCGTGCATAACCGAATGGGGCGAGTACGGCGAGGGGCAGTTCTGCGGCGGCGTGGACCTGATGTACTCGGCGCTGATCCTGATGATGACCCAGGACTGGGATGCGTTCCTGGCGTTCAAGGGAGCGAGCCAGAAGCCGGCGTACCTTGGCACCGGCGAAGTTCACGACAGTGTTATCACGCGACGACCCGGGTTCGGGCTCGCGGTGCGGGCTACGATGCCGTGCGCAGAGGAATACGCCGATGCGTTCAATCCGCTGCCGTCGCACACGACAACCGTCACCGAGTTGGACATCGCCAACGAGAACGACGGGGCAGGCAACGGGGTCGATGCCGTGAACTATCAGCCCGGCGGCGGCGGCGGCAACGCCAGCGCCATCTGGGCCAAACGGCACTACATCCAGATCGCCGGCACGGCGAACCTCGACACCGCGAACTACGGCTCCCTCAACGGCACGACCTACAACAACAGCACCGTCACGTCGCCGATCACGATCACGACCAACGCTGACGCTTCACCTCAGGTGAGGGTGTTCGACGGCGGCAGCATCCTCACGTTGAAGCGCGCCGACGGGACGTGGCGTGCCGTGTGGTGGCACGGTGAGATTCCGACCGGCGGTGCGACGCTCGGGCCGCTCACGGTGGGCCCCATCGGTGAGTCGACCATCGGGCAGGTGCTGTCGTGGCGCAGCGACGGGGACTACCCGCTCGGTGGCGCGATCGGCGAGTCGCGTCTGTACCTGCACGGCGCCGACTACCCGACCGATTGCACCAACATCGACATGACGACGCAGGCCACCGGGGTGTCGAGCGACGGCAACAACGGCACGCTCCCCAACGTGCGCCTGTGGCAACTCAACGCGCCACCGCAACTCAATCTCGCGGTGACCGGTAAGAAGCGCGTATATGGCGTGTCCGCATCCGGCGGCTCGTGGGTCGAACTCACGCCGAGCGTGAACAACGGAACGACGCTCACCTTCCAGCCGCTGTCGGCTTACCCGGAGATGATCCTGACGCAAGAGGCCGTCACGATCCAGATGCTGATGAACAGGCGCGCTGCGCTGCTATGAAAGGACCCCTGCAATGCGTTTGCTGACCCTTCTTGCTGTTCTCGCGCTGTCTGGTTGCGCAACGTTCGCTGAGTCCGACAAGGACTGGCTGCGCGCAGTTGGAGAAGCGTTCGAGAACCGTGTTGCCTGCTCGCTCGATCGCACCGAGGCCTACGTCATCTCGAAATGGGGCCCGGTCGCGTTAGCCCCGCAACTCTCCAAGCGGGATGTTGCGGGCGCGTGCCCCCCGGCCAGCAAGTAAGGCCGCTGCACGTACCACGGCAGCAAGCAGGTAGATTGTGAAACACCGTGAGCCAAAGGGACCCGACGGACCTTCTTGAAGAGCAAGAGAAAGCGGAGGCCTCGCGCCTCGCCCGTCACTTGCGTCGCGAGCAGGAGATTTCGGATTTCAAGTGGCTCACGGCTCACAAACAGGGGCGACGTTTCTTGTGGCGTTTGCTGGACCTGTCGGGGCAACTCAGGTCGTCCATGACGGGGAACAGTCAGACGTTCGCCAACGAGGGTGCACGCACCTTCGGTTTGGCGCTCATGGCTGAATTCCACGAGCACTCGATCGACGCCTATGCCGTGATGGTGAAGGAAAACGCATGAGCGACAACACGACCCCCGGGGCAACGAACACCGAACCGGCGGCGGGTGGCGCGGAAGGAACCGATCCGAATGCGGGGGCACCCGCGAGCGGAAGCGCGGCCAAGGGCGGCGAGGGCAAGGAAGGCGAGGGCAAAGCCGTCGTCTACGAGTTCGAGTTCCCCGAAGGCATGTCGGTCAATCAGGCCGAAGTCGACGAGTTCAAGGCCGCAGCCGCGGAATTGAACCTCGACGCCGAAGGCGCGAAGAAGCTGGTCGCGTTGCGCACGAAGTACGCGCAGCAACAGGCCGATGCCTTCGAGCAACAGGTCAACGGCTGGGCGGACGACGCGAAGGCGGACAAGGAGTTCGGCGGCGACAAGTTCGACGAGAACCTGGGCGTCGCGAAGAAGGCTCTGGATTCGCTGGGCACGGATGCGCTGAAGGAGTTGCTGAAGACCTCGCGGATGGGCAACCACCCCGAAGTCATCCGCTTCTTCTGTCGGGTCGGCAAGGCGATGAGCGAGGATTCGTTCGTGCGGCCGGGGGCGACCACCGGCGCGAACAAGTCCGCCGCGGACACGATCTACGGATCGAACACCTGACGACAACCAGAGGACACCAACGTGGCAACTCAACCCACCAAGGCCGGCGCGGTCACGCTGCTGGACTACGCGAAGTCGATCGACCCGGATGGCAAGCTCGCCAAGGTCGTCGAACTCCTGACCAAGACCAACGCCGTTCTGCAGGACATGCCCTACATTGAGGGCAACCTGCCGACCGGGCACCGGACCACGATCCGCACCGGTCTGCCGACGGCCGTCTGGCGCAAGATGTACCAGGGCGTGCCGGCCAGCAAGAGCGTGCGTGCGCAGGTCGACGATGCCTGCGGCATGCTCGAAGCGCGTTCCGAAGTCGACGCCGACCTGCTCGCGCTGCAGAACGACAAGAACGCGTTCCGGCTGTCCGAAGCCAGCGCATTCCTCGAAGCCATGAACCAAGAGATGGCTTCGGCGCTGTTCTACAACGACACGGCGGCCAACCCGGAACGCCCGATGGGGCTCGCGCCGCGGTACTCGCTGCTGTCCGCCCCGAACGGCCGCAACATCCTCGACGCCGGTGGTACCGGCGCCGACAACACGTCGGTCTGGCTGATCGGCTGGGGCGAGAACACCGCCCACGGCATCTACCCGAAGGGCAGCGAGGGCGGCATCGAACACAAGGACCTGGGCGAGATCGACGCCTTCGACGGCTCGAACAACCGCTACCGCGCCGTCGCCGACGTGTGGAAGTGGAAGTGTGGCCTGTCGGTGCGCGACTGGCGCGCCATCGTCCGCATCGCCAACATCGACATGAGCGATCTGGTGGCGCAGACCGGCACGCAGGCGGCCACCGCCTCGACGGCGCTGATCAAGCAGATGCTGCTCGCGATGAACACGGTGCCGTTCCCGACGATGGGCACTTTCCGGTTCTACGCGACGCGCAAGGTCAAGGCGTACCTCATGGTCGCCGCGATGGACAAGTCGCAGACCGCGCTGTCCATCCAAGCGGGGGCGACGCAGTTCGGCGGCGGCACGGTGGCCGGCGTGGACGGGGACCTGCGCTTCTTCGGCGTACCGATCCGCACCGTCGACGCGTTGCTCGAAACCGAAGCGCGGGTCGTCTGACCTGCCTGAACAGGAGAATCGCATGATCCTCGATTCGATGGAGTTCTTCTCCAACGCCCAGTCCATCGCCGCCGCTGCGGGCGACGTGGCCTCGACCGACATCTACGACACCGGCGCCGCCGCCGATGCCGGGATCGGCGAGGAACTCTACCTGCAGATCAACACCATCGCGGCGGTCACGTCCGGTGGTGCGGCGACGGTGCAGTTCGTGCTGCAGACCGACGACAACTCGGCCTTCTCGTCGCCGAAGGAGTTCCTGCTGACCGCCCCGGTGGCGCTCGCGGCGCTGACCGCCAACACCCGGCAGTACCTCGGCCGCCTCCCGGTGGGGCTGGAGCGCTACCTGCGCGTGGTCTACCGCATCGCGACGGCGACCACGACGGCGGGCACCGCGACCGCCTTCCTCGTCAAGAACCCGCAGGTCGCGCCGTCGTTGCCGACCACGGTGCCGGGGGTGAAGTGAGATGACGCAGCACCAACCCCCGCAGGTGCAGCGCCCGCCGTCGCCGGTCGAAGCACCGAAGGCGGCCTCGTCCACGCGCTGGGTCGTCGCCACTCGACTCGGGTTCTACGGCAACCAACTGCGCAACCCCGCGGGGAACGCCGCCGAGCGCGCGCCGTTCGAAGTTCCCACGGGGCTGAAGGCGACGTGGTTCGCCGACGCCCCCGCAGGAAGGCGCTCTGCGGAAGACGAA